GCGTTTCCGATTAACCCCGTCTTCCTATTGTAATCCCCCGCTACGAAATTAAAATTAGTCGGCGCAGTCCCCACCAGCGGCACCAACGCACCAGCCAGCGTACGGGCGCCGGCCATGATGCAACTCGTTTTGATAGCGTTCCAGATGCCGTCCGCCTTGCAGCCCACCACAAACGCATTGATCGCATCCTTCACGCCAGTCTCTAGCGCCTGTCCGTCTGCGACTTCCACGGCGGAGATATAGACAGCGGCGTCAGAGTCGTAACTGGTCAGGCTCCCCAAAAACCCCGGATCCATCAGCCCAAGATTCATCATGCCAACCCCTCCACAAACTCAGTCGGCAGGTCATGCGCCGTGGCCAGCATCTGAATCCCCTGCACCATCTCAGGCGCCACCAACCCCAGAGCCTTAGCCGACTGCCAGGCCGCCAGGAACACTCGCGAATCGCCATCCGCCGCCTTGCCCAGCCCCACGCCCAGGCCCAGCTCCAGCCGTGGTGATGCGGCACGGGCAGCAGCCAGCAGGGCGTCAACATCAGACGGCAGCGCTGCCCAGAACTCGATCCAGCGCGGCGGATGCGTGGCCCTGTAGTACGCCTCCTGCTCCTCGGGCGTCAGCTCCACCACCTCCCACTGCTGCAGCCACTGGCCGCCGTCCTCGGCGGGCTCCACCTCCTCCACCTTCTCCGCTGCCGGGTCGTATTCCGGCTGCGCCTGGGGCAGCACCCGGTAGCAGCCGAAATGGGCCAGCTCGGCGTCACTGGGCGCCGGGGAGAATGACCGGGTGGGTTCATCCACCCTGAGCTGCCCGAGCGAGTAGTGCCACCGGAGCGGGTTCAGTCGGACGAGATCGCTCATGGCTGGATTGCGATGGCCGCCACAACGTCAGCGTTGGTGGTGCCGTGGCACTCGATAGTGAGCCGGGCGACCTTGTTCGCCGGGATTGAGGCGGGCTTGGCCGAGACGAACACCCAATCCATGGGGAAGGTCAGCGCGCGCGAGCTGGCGCCGGCGATCAACCGGAGGCCCGTGCTGCGACCGTTCGCCAGGTTCGATGTCGTCAGCTCCAGTGAGCCGGTAAGCGTGATCGTCGCCACCTGCCCATCGCGCACCGCCAGGTCCAGATCGACCGTGCTGGCGTAGGTGATCGTGCCGAAACCCGTGGCCGGCGCCAAGCCCGCCGTAGCAGCTCCGCCGAATATCGCTGTGAGGTTGAGCGCTTCCATCAGATCGTCCCCGCAACGACGGCAACCGATGGAGTGCCGCCGCTTGCACTTACCAGCCTGGCGCGCACAAATTGGACTGGAGCGAATAAAGCGTAGCCGTACACTCCGTTTGCGGTGATCGTAAAATCTGCGCTTCCTGTAGCCAGGTTGAAGTATCCAACACCGTCGAGGCTTCCCTCGTATCGCATCACCACATTGGTGCCGATGCCGGTTACCGTCACCTGGAATGACGTGTTGACACCAGTCGATTGCTGAGCCGCCGTGACACCGGGAGCGGTCAGCGTGCCCAGGCTGGCGAGATTAAATCCTGCTGACGCACCGAGAGTCATAGATAGCCTGCCGTCTCTCTCAGCCTATGGACGCCCGCTAAGGCACAGGGGGTGTGAGCAGCGTCGTAGCTGGCCTGTTCCTCTGGGGTGGTGTTGCGCAGTGCCCAGTCGATCACCCAGCCGTCAGCGGTGCTGGTTGGCGGGATCTGCTCAACGATCTGCAGGCGACGGTTGTAACCATCGGGCTGAGGGTTGATGGTGACCAGAAAGACGTTGAAGGGCGCCAGGTCTTCCGGGGTGGGTTCAGCGGGGAATGAGATGTTGGGGTGTGCTTTGCGGAGCTGCCAGAGGTTGTAAGGGTACTCGGGCTGACCGTCTGCAGCGATGTGGACGTAGTTCATGAGATTAGTTCCTCCTGGGTGGACAGCTCGGCAACTTGCTCCGCGATCACATCGCGGATGATGCGAGCGCGAAGCTGCTGGTGGAGTTCTTCGTCAAGGCGAGCCTGCAGATCATCACGGAATGAAAGCAAATCAGCGTTATCGGCGTGGTCGGCGTTGATTTTGGCGATGGCCAGGCGGTAGTTGTCGATGTTGATTTGATAGGAGAGCAGTTCGTGATCGCGGCCTTCAAGGGCGGTGGTTAGAATGGAGAGCTTGTTCATTAGGAGTTCCAGGGATAGGCGGTAATAAATGGAGAGCCGTCATGAGCCACTGCAATAGCATCACCAGCGGGGGAAAATGCAACACCGAGGCCGGTGCCCGTAGGCAGAGTTGCAGGATTCGTGTACTTTGTACCGAAGCCAGATGCTGACCAGGGATAGGCGGTGATAAATGGGGAGCCGTTATCCGCCACTGCAATAGCATCACCAGCCGGAGAAAATGCAACGTCCCAGCAAGTGTCCGTAGGCAGCGTCGCGGGATTGGTGTACTTTGTGCCGAAGCCAGATGCTGACCAGGGATATGCGGTAATAAATGGGGAGCTGCCATGAGCCACTGCAATAGCATCACCAGCAGGGGAAAATGCAACGTCCCAGCCAGTGCTCGTAGGCAGCGTCGCGGGATTGGTGTACTTTGTGCCGAAGCCAGATGCTGACCAGGGATAGGCGGTAATAAATGGAGAGCCGTCATGAGCCACTGCAATAGCATCACCAGCAGGGGAAAATGCAACACCGAGGGCGGTGGACGTAGGCAGAGTTGCAGGATTCGTGTACTTCGTGCCGAAGCCAGATGCTGACCAGGGATATGCGGTGATAAATGGGGAGCCCAAATGAGCCACTGCAATAGCATCACCAGCAGGGGAAAATGCAACGTCCCAGCCAATGCTCGTAGGCAGCGTCGCGGGATTGGTGTACTTTGTGCCGAAGCCAGATGCTGACCAGGGATAGGCGGTAATAAATCGAGAGCCGTCATGAGCCACTGCAATAGCATCACCAGCAGGGGAAAATGCAACACCGAGGGCGGTGGACGTAGGCAGAGTTGCAGGATTCGTGTACTTCGTGCCGAAGCCAGATGCTGACCAGGGATAGACGGTAATAAATGGGGAGCTGTTATGCGCCACTGCAATAGCATCACCAGCCGGAGAAAATGCAACTTCCCGGCCAGCGCCCGTGGGCAGAGTTGCAGGATTGGTGTACTTGACCCCAAACCCCGGCGGCCCACCACTATTCGTTGCTGCCAGCAACGCACTACGTCTCAGCATGATCAGACCCTCCCCTTAAGTGGTGCAACCTCAATAGTCGTGCCACCACCAACAACTTCAATAACAACCTTCTCAACCTCGCTGGCAGTGGGTGTCATTGCCGTACCCCCATCCCATTTCACCGTATAACCAGAGTTACCGGTGAACCAGCTAATCGTGCCGCTGGTGTACGAAAACGACAGCACCCCCCGCCACACATAACCGCTCGGGATGCTGGCAAGATTCGACAGGTTGATCGTGGTAGCCCCGGCGATTGCAGCCCCAGTGACAAACTCATTGGCAGCCGTCACATCCACCGTGTAGGTGCCGCTGGAGACGGTTAGCGAGCTGCGGTTCTGCACCACTCCGCCGTTTGTCACCCACCTCCAGCCGCTAACTGCAGCCGTGCCTAATCCCAGGCCGGCGAATTGTGGCGTTGCTGTCGTCCCAAGCCCTACCTCACCAGCACTCAGCGTTCGAAACGTCGGAGCTGCCGCAGCGCCGCTCACGGGGCCAGCAAACACCGCGCCAACCGCTTGCTCTTGGAATGCCCCAGTCAGCGTGCCGGAGCCCGTCACAGGACTGCCAGAGATTGAGAACACGCTGATGGGCAGATCTAGCGCCACACTCGTGACTGTGCCCGTTCCGCCCGGCGGAGGCGTCGTGTACGAAATCACGCCCGTATTCGGGTCGTAACTCAGCGAGCCGCTCACGCTGATCGACTGCCGCGCCCGCGCCTGCGTGAAGTACAGATTCAGCGAGCCTTCAGTCAGCGCATCGGTGGTGCCAGGGCTGGCGCTGATCTCGACGTACGCTGATCCGCTCCAGCGGTAGGTCTTGTTGCTGTCCAGCGCGACGTAGATCTTGCCGGTTTCGCCCGTGGCCGGGAATCCCGCCAGGTTGGCGAACTCCAGCACCTCATCCACATAGCTCGGCAGCAGCGACGATGGAATCAACCCACCAGCATCCAGCCTGGCCAGGCCATTGGCGGTGTTTACCGACAACTCCAGCCGCCTGGTCCGCGTCCAGTACCCCTGCCCGTCCTGCGTGCTGGTGTCGGTGATCGTCAGCGGCAGGCCCGCTGTCACCGTCACGTTCTGCAAGAACTTGTTGTCGGTGTAGGTCTTGACCGCAAACTGCGTCGGTGCAGTGTTCCCGTCAGGGGCGCCGGTTGAGGCGATCAGTGAGGTGTTGTTGCTGATCTCCCTGAGCTGCTCGCCAACGGTGCTGATGCCTCCGTTGCGGCTAAATGGACCGATGAAGTTCAGTCCGCTCAGGTTGAACTGATCCGTGTTGATCGTGACGCTGCCGGTGGTGCCGTCTACCTCGAACTGGCTGCCAACCTTGAAGTCGCCCTTCTCGTTGGTGTTGCTGCTGTAGACCCGACCGTTGTTGGTTTCGACGATCGCATTGGCTGGCACTGGCACGCCGCCGTTCCATGGCAGGGCGTCGTAGTTAGTGCCGCTGCCCACGAACTCAAACGTGTGGCTCGGTGCGCTGATCTGTGAGCGGTTGCGAAAGTCCAGCGCCTGGCCCGCTGTCACCGCATCTTTCAGTCCGCCGTTGAGGCCCGAGAAGAACACCACCCGGTAGCCGGCCCGAGTCGGATCGGTGTTGGCCACCGGGGCGCCGCTGGCATTGATCGGCACGCTGCTGGTGACGATGTAGGCGCTCGTTGGGCAGATGAATCGCAGCCCATTCACCGTCACGTTGCCATTGCCGGCAGGCAGGATCGTCTTTACCGTCAGCGTCACCACGCCTGTGGTCTTGTTGTAGACCGCGTCAGCCACGCCGTAATCAGTGCCGCCGATCGTTGCCGTGCCGCCGCTCACGTACTCGTGCTCAGGGCCAGCAGCGGCTGCCGCCTCGGTGTAGGTCAGCACGTAGTCGCTAATCCTGGTGTAGGCGAACACCTTGGCCTCAGGCGCCTCGGTACTGGCATTCCGGGGGAACACCAGCTGCGGGAACATCAGCTGGCCAGCGTTTGGTCGGGATGCTGAATCACAGATGAACGACAGGCCCACCAGCGTGATGCTGTTCCCGATCGTTGGCGCGTAGCCAGTGGCTGTCAGCACCGTCACGCCCGTGGACTTGTTGTAGACCGCACTGGTGATCGGATAAGGCGTCCCGCCAACGGTGACCGTGCCACCACCCACGTACTCGTGGCCGATGGTGCTGGTGGCCAGCGTCACCGTGAACGTGCTGCCAGGCGTGCTGCCGCCGCGTGCTGTCACCTGCACCGCATTGCCAGGGCTGCCCAGGCTGCCGGCGGTCGGATACTTGATCTGACGCCCCAGTCGGTTGGCGCTGAATCCGATCACATCGAGCTGCGTAGCGCCCTGCCGCACAAACTTATAGGTGCCGCTAGCAGTGCCCGTCACATCCAGCGCACCACCACCCGACGTGGTGCTCACCTGGAACGCATCAGCCGTTAGGCCGCTGCTGATCACAAAGTAAGTCGTGTTGGCCGTCAGACCCGTAGGCAGCGTGCCTTGCGTGGCACTGAACGTCACCTGATCGCCCGCTGACAGCCCGTGGGCCACGGAGCTGAACAGATCGGTGCTCACGTCAATCGTGACGGCCTTCTCTGCTCTCACGGCCCCATAGGCCGCCACCCGAGACTCACCGGTAAACAGCGGCCTGCTGCTGTAGCCATCTGCCATCAGGCCGTAGATGCCGAAATCAGTAGTGCCGCCACCACTCAAATTGACCTGGCCGCCACTCTCGGTCCGAACGTGATACGTGCAGAACGTCCCGAAGAAGCTCACCAACTGCGCATAACCATCATTCAGCACCAAGCAGCCGGGACCGCCCAGATTCACCTGGGTGTAGCTGTCCACCACCATCGAGCGGATGGGGCTGTTGACGGCACACTTGCTGCCATCCACGCGGATGCCGCCACCCGTGTTGCCCGTGCTCTGCGATCCGGCCAGTCCGGCATCGTCCTCGGCGGTGATGCTGGTGCAGTTCTGGATGTAGGGCGACTTCAGAATGAACGCCCCAAGCCCGACAGCACCACGCGCTGTATTATCCGCCAGCTCATCAAAATCAATCGCCCATGCCTGCCGGGTCTCATCCGCCTGGTGCCCAGCAAACGACACGCCCCAGCACCAGAAACCAGAATCGACCTTGAAGATGTCGTTAAACTCCTGGCCGGCTGCGCCCTGCACGATCGTGCTGCGCAACCCTGAGCCGAAAATCGTTACGTCATACTTCCACCGAATCGGCAGAATCGACTCCACATACGTGCCCGGGGCAACGAACACCACATCACCCGGCAGCGCAGCCAATGACGCAGCACGCAGCGTGCGCAGTGGCTCAGCATCACTGGTGCCGTTGTTGAGGTCGTTGCCCTCCAGCGAAACGTAAATCTTCCTGCTGTTGCGCAGTTGCGTCACCAGTTGCGCTACAGCAGCAGCGGCAACGCCGACATTCTCCTTGCCCGACAACGCAGTCGCAAGGCCCGTGATCGTGCTAATGGCCTGCTCACCGGTATGCGTTGCTCGGTTGCGCAGCTGTGCATCAGTGGTGTTGGCGGTGGCACCCGCGGCAATCTCCGCCAGTTTCAGCGCCTGCGCAGCCGTCATCGCCCCGCGATTGCTGCTTGTCGCATCAGGCAGCGTCTGCGCAATCTGCAGCGTGCTGCAATCCTTGGTGACACCCGCTGCTACATCATCAATCGGTACCCGCTCAGCGCCTGTAAGCGGCCCCGTCGCGTCGGGCAGGCCTGAAATCGTCGTGGGTTGGGTCATGCTTACAGAGTAACGATCGGCTGCTGACTCAATGTCTGAATCGGCGTCGGTTGCGAGCTCAGCTTCTCCAGCACCATCACGCAGAACCGGCCATCAGCCAGCCGCAACGGTTCATGCTGCAGCTTGTACGTCAGGCCTTCGTGCTGCACTTGGTCGCCATACTGCAAACCGCCGAACTGATCAGTCCTGGCAGTCAGCGCATAGTCCACCGTCACCACGTTGTCATTCATAATGATCTGGCTGGCGCGGTCCATAAACCCCAAGCCAACAACGGCCCCAGCAGTGACGCTGGAGCCGAAGTCGGCCAGCAGGAAATCATCGGGGACTTCCTGGATCATGGTCAGACCGCGTAACGGGCGCCGCCGACTGCTACGCAGGTGACAGTGGCGGAGTAGCTGCCGGTTTCATCGGTGAAGGCCAGCCGCACAAACTTGCCCACCTGGTCGCGGGGGATCGACAGCTTCTGCAGTGCAGCAGTGCTGCCCAGATCGGTAAAGACGCCGCCGGCCACGTCTGCAGCATCGCTGCCGTCAGAGGCATTGCCGGATTGCACCTTCACCTTGATCGCGGTGCTGGATGCACTGGCGGCGGCATACAGCAGCAGCAGCAGATCACCATCCACAGCGCTCACGTCAACCGCAGTAGTGTTGCCCGCGGCGTCGCGGGTGGCAGGAGCCAGGATCGTAAAGGCCTGGAGCTGCTCCAGGTTGCGTTGCTGAATGGCCATGGATCAATCCTCCGGGGTGGGGGTGGGGTCAGGGATGGAAGTCTTTGCAGAGCGCCGCGGCTTGGGTGGACAGGCCGGGGCGGGCTCAAGTTCGGGCTCTGGCGCAATCGACGCCATGCCCAGCGCCAGCAGCTCGTTAGCTGGGCCTTGAGGAAGGTCAGCCACCTCACCCATAGCGAGGTGGCGACCGTCTGCTCTGCAGTTCGAGAGAATCTGCAGCCTCATAATCAGGTGCCCAGAGCGAACGACTGCGGACGGCGAACCGCCACGTCGAAGTCCTGGTGGACATTCAGGATCGTCTGGCCAGATGCCGCCTGGGTGACCGAATCCACGATTAGATCGAGCCCAGACCACATGCCCACCACGCAATCTGCAAAATTACCGAAGAGTACGTCGTTGGTCTGCATCTGGTTGCTGATCACGGTCTGATAGCCGTTCACCTGGCCAGCATCGGTCATGATGTAATCGGAGCCAGCAGAAGAGGCCCGGAGGGTCTGCTTCAGGGCGCCGCGAACCACGCTGTTCATCACGTAGCTCATGCTGCCAGCGTCGAGGTTGTCGATCGCCAGTTCGGTCTCCAGGTCCACGTAGTCGGCCCAGTCGCCGCAGTTGTGGGTGGTGGAGCCGTCGCCGCCGAGGCTCACAGGGAATGCCTTGGCGGTGCCGCCGCCCAA